ATCTTTTAGTTAACGTTGGCGGTGCAAGAGGTGGAATGGGTAATGGTGAAGTATCTATTTTATTAGGCGTTCGAGATTCAAAACCAGGCGGCACGGCTCAACATGATATTGTTATGTCAAATGGTGAGTGGGAAGTTAAGGAATTAAAATCAGGTAAATTTGACCCAGCTCGAGAAGGGTTGGCATCCAAATTTGCATTAACGGCAAAGATTGAAGATTTTTACAAAAATATTGTTACGCCAATAAATGAAATTGGCGACCCGTATCAAAGTTTAAAACATATGGTAGATCCATCTTCAGCTGAAGCATTAAAAAAGTTGCTTATGATTTTTGAAACAAGATTTTCAGAAGCGATTGATGCTGATAAACTTGCTTCATATGAATGGAAGAAATCTGCATTTCATAATTGGTATGAAGGATTTAAAGAATTACACACAATATTTTATAAAACAAAACTAGATACAGATGTAAAAGACACTCGAATGACTGTAAATGCAGACGGGCAAAAACAATCATATTGGATATCTGATGATGATGCAGAAGAAATACAATTAGCAGCAGGTGAAGATGATACTGCTGATATATATGTTGGAGAACCTGTTAATAATGAAAATACAAATGCTGTTATTTGGTTTAAGCGTATAGAACGAAATGAATTTGTTAGAAACCCAAAACAATTTGTTTTTGAATTGGATACAATTAAGAATGAGTTTTTTACAAATATTTTAGGATTAGTTTGGTATAATTACAGAAATCCACAACCGCACATTGGATTACCAAACAATTTTGTGATAGACAATCTATCACAAGGAAGATACCGTTTTGTACTGCGTGAAGCGCCAGCATCACAAGGTTACCCGTACTTACAAGAACAAGGATAAGAAATTGAAAACACAGTTATTATGTACATTCGCACATCGTAACGATTTGAATATAATAACAGATTATATACAATCAAAATACGAAATACCAGAACGCAGAATATTTGCATTTTCGAATGAACAACGACAAAATGATTTGTATTGCACATACAATGCAAACATTTACGGAGAACGAGGAGCAAACACAATCAGCATACATCGAAAAAAAGAAACTAATACATTGTATACAGTTAATGCAATGAATGAAGTAATCCGTAACCAAAACAATGGCATATTAGACAAATCATTCATATTACCATGGCAACAATTTGCAAATTCATTTATTTTAACGGATGAATCGACGGGGTATCGAGTAATCAGATTGAAATTTTTTCGCAAGATTACTTGGTAATGAATTTAAAAATGCTTATATTTATATATGTAAAGAGAATCATATGAAAAAGAACATTTTAGCAGAAAACATGAAAAGATTCGCAACCAAGAATCTTGCAGAACAAGAAGAATATGAATCTCTAGGACAAAAGGGCGAAATTCCAATGCTCGACCCGGAAGCAGATACAGCTCATTCCGAACAAACTCTTAACCTATTAGCTAAGTCATATGAACTTATCAAACCAAAACGTCTTGATATGTCAGAATTTAGAAATGATGTTCGTGACCTTGTTTCTATTTACAAAGACAAACCAGCTGGGACAGCAACTATGACTGCTTATATGAACGCATTCAGAGAATTGTATCCAATCGTCCAAACACGTTCAGATTATAAAGGTATTTTGACTAATGTTACTAATAGAATGGCACATTTGTTAAAACACGCAAGAAGCATAGAACAAGGAGATACGAGCAGTTATGGGTATCGTGTACACCCATGGCAAAAGTCAAAAGGTATATAATTAATAACTTAAACATCAATTAAACATTTATCTTGGATTAACGTCCAAAACTTATTATAATAATTTAAATAATTAATTTTTTTACTAATTTAAACAATTAAGGAGTATTTATTATGGCACTAGATTTAGATGCAATTAAGAACAAACTAAGTTCACTTAACAATCAAGACAACAAGAAGTCTAACTTATGGCGACCAACAGAGGGCAAGCAGCGTATCCGCATTGTACCTTACGTTCACCGCAAAGAAAATCCATTCCTGGAACTTTATTTTCACTACGACATTCCAAAGCGTAGTATGCTTTCTCCGATTACTCATGGTAATCCAGATCCAATTGTAGAATTCGCTGATAAACTTAAAAAGACCGGCGACAAAGATGATTGGTTAATGGGTCGCAAAATTGAGCCAAAGATGAGAACATATGTTCCTGTCATCGTAAGAGGTAAGGAAGAAGAAGGTGTTAAATTTTGGGGATTTGGAAAAACAATCTACACAGAACTTCTTTCGATCATTGCTGATCCAGATTATGGAGATATCACTGATTTGAGAAATGGACGTGATATTGATGTAGAATTTACACCTGCAGAAGGAGGAGGATATCCTAAGACTGCAATTCGTGTGAAGCCAAATCAATCTGCAGCTACTGAAGATAAAGCCGTTGCAGAGCTTATCGTGAAGCAGCCTAAGATTGAGGATGTCTATCCAGAGCCTGAGTATTCAGATCTTGAAGATGCTCTTAAAGCGTGGATGAATCCAGAAAATGCTGATTCGGATGTAGAACAAGAAACTTCGTCTACTACAACAGATGAGGTTGCATCAGAATCACCAAAAGCGACAGCAACATCAGATGTAGGAGCTGCATTTGATGATCTTTTCAATGAATAAATAACAAGGAGCAATTTATGGCTAAAAAGTCAAAGAGTAAGGATGAACTGGAAGATTCATTAGCAGAAACATTAGCAGAAGCAGTTAATACACAGTTCAAAGGTCAAAATTACAAGACCGCATTCTTTCTTGAAGGTGATAATGATGCTCCGACCAATGTAAAGGAATGGATATCGTCAGGACACTCAATGTTGGATTTGGCGATATCCAATCGTCCTCACGGAGGATTTCCAGTTGGAAGGATCACAGAAATTACGGGGTTAGAAGCTTCGGGTAAGTCGCTGTTAGCAGCTCACACGTTAGCAGAAACTCAAAAGAAAGGTGGCTTAGCAGTTTACATTGATACTGAGTCAGCAACATCGGCGGAGTTTTTAACTGCTATTGGTGTTGATCTAAAATCAATGCTTTATGTACCTTTAGAAACAATTGAAGAAATTTTTGAAACTATTGAAACAATTGTTGAAAATGTACGTAAGTCTGACAAAGACAGATTAGTTACAATTGTAGTTGATTCAGTAATGGGTGCATCTACAAAACAAGAAATGAGCATGGAATATGATAAGGATGGTTATGCAACATCTAAATCTATTATTCTTTCAAAAGCCATGAGAAAGGTAACTAACTGGATTGCAAGAGAGCGAATTTGTTTGATTTTTACAAATCAGCTTCGTACTAAAATGGGAGTTATGTTTGGTGACCCGTGGACAACATCAGGCGGCAAAGCAATTCCTTTTCACTCATCAGTAAGACTTCGTCTCAAGAACATGGGGCAAATCAAAGCGAAGGTGAGAGGCCAGGAACAAGTTGTCGGCATCAAGACACGTGTTACAGTTGTTAAGAATCGTATGGGGCCGCCACTTCGTAGTATTGATTATGAAATCTATTTTGACTCTGGCATCGACAACTATGGCGGATGGCTCAAAGTGATGAAAGATTTTAAACTTGTTAAGCAGGCAGGAGCATGGTATACATATGAAGATATTGATGTGAATACCGGTGAAGTGTTTAAAGAATTCAAGTTTCAATCAAAAGATTTCTTCGAGGTTATAGAAGATGTAGAAATCAGAGAACGTTTGTATAATAGAATATGCAATGAATACATATTCAAATATCAAGCAGGTGTTGATGGTGGCATTGATGATGTAACAATCGACGAAGAAGTTATCAACGAAGAAGGATAACTATATCAACCAACAGAAGGCCGGGGAGAAATCCTCGGCTTTTCTTGTTTATATTCTAAAGTTTCATTATAATATAATTATATGAATAAGTATCAGAAGTTATTTAAAGAGATGAAGGAAGAAAAGCCTTCATTAGATCAAAACGTTGATGATCGATTATTAGTATTCGACGGCTTAAATACTTTTATTAGAGCATTCGGAGCAACCCCAGCAACAAATGAAGATGGAGACCATATCGGTGGTATTACAGGATTTTTATATTCTATTGGCAAGTGCGTACGTGATTTTAAACCCACTCGTTGTGTTGTTGTTTTTGATGGTCGTGGAGGCTCGAAAAGAAGAAAAACAATCAACAAATCATACAAAGCAAATCGAGCGAATCGAACAAGATTAAGACGCCATGACCACGCAATGGCTACTATTGAAGATGAGCAAGAAGCTATGCGTCATCAATTTTCAAGATTAGTATCTTATCTAGATAATTTGCCAGTAACATTTCTTGCAATTGATGGAATTGAAGCAGATGACACTATTGCATACATTGCTGAATTATATCGAGAAAAAAGCAAAGAAATTACAATAGTATCCACTGACAGAGACTTTTATCAAATGGTAGACGATACAATCAGAGTATGGTCACCAATCAAAAAGAAAATGTATACTGCTGACACAGTGCATGAAGAATTTGGCGTAACTCCTCAAAATTATGTAGTGTACCGTACATTTACGGGTGATAAGTCCGATAACATTGAAGGTGTTCGTGGCATTGGTCCAAAGACATTGTTAAAACATATTCCAGAACTTGCAAGTCAAAAAGAATTTACACCTGACGAAATGTTCGAAAAGTCAGAGCAATTGTTGGATGAATCCAAGACCTATAAAAAGATTATTGAAAGTCGTGATGTCATAGAACAAAATTATCAGCTTATGAATCTTAAGCTCTTAGACTTTTCAGCAACACATACATCCAACATCAGAAGAATTTTAGAACAACCCATTCCGCCTCTAAATAGAGCAGAGTTTCAACGACTGTTCATGGAAGATAAGATGTGGACTACTATGAAGAATGCACCAGATTGGTTGAATAAAACATGGTTGTCTCTTCACGCTTTTGCTCAACAAACGCAAAAGTAACATTTGTATATATTTATTAATGTAGAGTCGCAGCTACATAGTAAAATATTTTAAAAAGACCATGTATTGAGTAGAGACTGCGACCTCGAAAGATACATGGTTCTTACTATTATGAATTATCAGAGAATACATGACCAAATTATTGAAAGAGCAAAAACAAGACAATTAGAAGGCTATAAAGAAAGACATCACATCATACCTCGTTGTATGAATGGAACTGATGATGAAGATAACCTTGTTGATTTAACGGCTCGAGAACATTTTATAATTCATAAGCTATTATGTGAAATCTATCCTGATAATGATAAATTATTTTTTGCATATCGCATGATGGCAGTTATGAAAAATAGTTATGATAACGAAAGACTGTATTTTGTTGGGTCTCGGGAATTTGAGCGGATACGTTTATTAGCAAACCAAAAAATTGGAAATGCTTTACGTGGTCGTAAAATAGGAAAGCTTTCGTCTGATATTATTGAAAAGCAAGTACAGTCTAGACAAAAAAAAGCAGACCTCCGCGGATATTATCATTCTTCCGAAACAAAGAAAAAGATTGGTGATGCATTACGAGGGAAATCTAAATCTACAAAACATATTGAAAAAATTGCAAAAGCAAATACAAATAATCCTAAAGTGACAGGAAAAGCATCAACGCCAGAAAAAGAATTATTGAGACGACATAAAATCAAAGAATCTTGGAAAAAACGAAAAGAAATATTATAATAAGTTTAATATGGTAGATTCATTACAACAATATGGGTTTGGCTTCCAGGTGAAAGTTTTAGCTGCAATGTTTACGGATAGAACATTCCTGCAGCAGATAGCAGATATCATACAACCAGAATACTTTGAGTCAGAATCAAATAGTTGGATTCTTGACATTGTATTGGGGCATTTCAGAACGTATAAAACACCTCCAACTAAAGATGTACTCAAGGTCAAAGTAACAGAGATAGAACATGACGTTCTGAAAGTTGCGGTCGTAGAGCAGCTTAAAGAAGTATTTCGATACATGGAGTCTGATGACTTATCATTTGTAAAGGATGAAATACTTAGATTTTGTAAGAATCAAGAAATAAAACATGCAATCATGGATTCTGTCAATTTATTAAAGAATGGCAACTATGACGAAATCAAGACAAAAATTGATTCGGCAATGAAAGCTGGGGCTGACACTGACATTGGACATGAATACAAATCACAAGTAGCTTTAAGATATAATGAAGCAGCACGGCATACCATAACAACTGGTTGGGATGTAGTAGATGATTTAATGGATGGCGGCTTAGCACCAGGCGAATTAGGAGTAGTTATGGCTCCTGCAGGTATCGGTAAGAGTTGGCTTCTTATTAATATTGGAGCAAATGCAATACGTAACGGCAAGAACGTTGTACACTTTACATTAGAGCTCAACGAAAATTATGTAGGACAAAGATATGATTCTGTAATTACAGGCATACCAGCACAGAATTTAAAAAATCATCAAGAAGATATCGAGAACAAAATGTCTCGTATCTCAGGAGAACTTGTAATTAAATATTATCCTACGAAGTCAGTAGGAGTAATGGCGTTAAAAGCGCACATTGAAAAATCATCAATGTTAAATAAAGCACCAGATTTAGTTATTGTAGATTATGCTGATTTGTTGAAAGTGTCAGCTAAAGATAAACATGAAGCGCTTGAAGAATTATATGAAGAGCTTCGAGGTATGGCCGGCGAATATGGTGTTCCCGTGTGGACTGCAACTCAAGCTGGCAGAGCAGCATTAGAAGAAGATATTATCGAAGCGGACAAGATTGCAGCATCATACGGTAAAGTAATGGTTTCTGACTTCATTATGTCTTTATCAAGAAAAGTTCAAGACAAATTATCAGGCACTGGTAGAGTTCATATAGTAAAAAATAGATTCGGACCAGATGGCATGACATTACCATCTAAAATTAATACAAATAATGGGCAGTTTCAATTCTTCGAACCAGATACTACTCAAGGCAAAGCAACTAAAAAAGACATGAAGTCAGGTGAAACAATGATGAAGAAAAATTTATCAGAAAAATTCAAAGATTTAGGCGGAAGTTTAGGGTGATTGAGATATTTATTTTAAATTGCCTGGTAATAATCTGCCAGGCATTTTTTGTCTAAAATCAATAACAAATAACAAGGAATGAATATGAGCTTATTTAAAGAACGCATCCCATTCAAACCCTTTGAATTTCCAGTATATTATACAGAAGGTTGGCTGAAACAAGCACAAGCATTTTGGTTGCATACTGAGATTCCTATGCAGGGTGATATCAAGGATTGGAACGAAAACTTAAACACGTCAGAAAAGAATTTAGTTGGTAATATATTATTAGGTTTTGCTCAGACTGAATGTGCTGTATCTGATTATTGGACTGGTATGGTTACGAAGTGGTTTCCAAAACATGAAATCAAACAAATGGCGATGATGTTCGGCTCGCAAGAAACAATTCACGCAACGGCTTATTCATACCTTAATGAATCATTAGGTTTGGAAGATTTTGAAGCATTTCTACATGAACCTGCAATTGCAGAAAAGTTTGAATTCCTAACTGCTACATCTGCAGATTGGACGCATGAAGATTTAGCATCAAACTCAAAAGCACGAAAAGAAGTTGCCCGTTCACTTGCAATCTTCTCAGCATTTGCAGAAGGTGTATCACTTTATTCATCATTTGCAGTTCTTTACTCATTCCAAATGAGAAACTTATTGAAAGGTATCGGCCAACAAATGAAATGGAGTGTTCGTGATGAATCACTTCATTCTAAAATGGGATGTCAATTATTTCGTCATATGTACGAAGAATATCCAGAATTAAAAGAATCGGCTCGAGCAGCAGTAGAAGAAGCTGCAACACTTAG